TAGAGAAGCATCTGGGTCTTTCTAAAGCACTTGATTCTGTATCAGATGTTAATTCTCCTCAAAAGAATTACTACAAGCAATATCTGGCTGATTTCTCAGATAATACTTATGCTGGATATAATGTTTCTGCAGCAACAGACACGTATTGGGGAACATCTCCAAGAGCAACTGGATTCACCACTACAGCTGGTGATGCTGCTTCCTATAGTCCAATTTCTACAGCAGATGGAATCTGGGGTCAGAATGCACAAGGAATTACCTTTAGTGCTGTAGGTAACAACACTTATACCTTAGGTGGGGGAGTTGATTACTCTGCTGCTGGTGGGTATAAGGCAGCACTTTCTGATCTAATTACATCTTATGGTAAATTTGAAAATAAAGATGAAATTGAAGTTGATTATTTGATTATGGGTCCAGGATGCACTAACCTAGAAGATTCTCAGGCAAAAGCAAACTATGTCCTTTCTCTAGCAAATAGTAGAAAAGATTGTGTTGCTACTGTTGGACCACATAGGGCAGATTTGGTTGGTGTTACTAACGCTACTACTCAGACGGATAATCTGGTTAAGTATTTCAGCCCACTAATGTCTACTTCTTATGGCATTTTTGATGCTGGTTATAAGTATACTTATGATCGCTTTAATAATAAGTTCCGTTGGATTCCAACCAATGCTGACGTTGCTGGTCTGATGACTCGCACAAATATTGTTGCTTATCCTTGGTTCTCACCTGCTGGTCAACAGCGTGGTGTTATTAATAATGCAGTTAAACTTGCATACAATCCCACCAAGGCACAGAGAGATATTCTTTATCCTCTAAGGGTTAATGCTTTTATCACGACACCTGGAATTGGAACACTTCTCTTTGGTGATAAGACTGCTCTCGGTTATGCATCTGCATTTGACCGTATTAATGTTCGTCGTCTGTTCCTTACTGTTGAGCAAGCATTGCAGAAAGCTGCTGAAGCTCAACTCTTTGAACTCAATGATGAATTAACAAGAGCAAGTTTCCGTAATATTGTTGAACCATATCTTCGTGATATTCAAGCGAAGAGGGGAGTTTATGGATTCCTTGTTATTTGTGATGAAACAAATAACACACCTGATGTTATTGATAATAATGAATTCCGCGCAGACATCTTCCTGAAGCCTGCGAAGTCGATTAATTATGTCACGCTAACCTTCGTTGCTACCCGAACTGGGGTTAGCTTTGAAGAAGTAGCTGGTCGCGTTTAACCTTATTAGATAAATAACAAACAGGAGGATAGCAAATCATGGCAATCAAGACCATCTCAGACTTTAAAAGTCAACTTCGAGGAGGAGGGGCAAGGCCCAATCTCTTTAACGTCCAATTGCCGGTACTACCGGCAAATGTTCAATCCACTTGGGACAAAGATAAGTTCCAATTTATGTGTAAAGCAGCATCACTGCCAGCTCAAAATGTAGCATCAATTGATGTTCCATTTAGAGGTCGTATTTTTAAAGTTGCTGGTGACAGGACTATTGATGTTTGGACTGTAACTATTATCAACGATGAGGACTTTATCTTCAGAAGGGCTTTTGAAGAATGGAGTGAGCAAATTGTTAGATTGAGTAACAATATGGGAACCACACGCCCATCTGAATATATGGTAAATGCTAGTGTACAGCAACTAGGTAGAGGTGCTACTCCAAGTAGTGTAGATAATGGAACCGTAGATGATAACGCTACTATTTTGAACACTTATGAGTTTGTTGATATTTGGCCAACTACCGTTGCTCCAATTGATCTTTCCTATGATTCAGGAGATACAATTGAAGAGTATACAGTTGACTTTGCTGTAAATAGTTTCCGGTGTTTGAATAATCCATCTGCTGCATAACTCCCATAAATAGTAGAAAGATAATTCCTAAAATAAATTATGGCTAAATTATTTGGGTTCTCAATAGAGGACGGCGAAGAATTACTATCTCCTACAGCAGTTTCTCCCATTCCTCCAAATAATGAGGATGGGAGTGACCACTATTTAACTAGTGGTTTTTTTGGTTCGTATGTTGATATTGAAGGAATCTATAGAACTGAATTTGATCTTCTTAAGAGATATCGTGAAATGGCACTTCATCCAGAGTGTGATAGTGCTATTGAAGATATTGTAAATGAAGCAATCGTTGTTGATACTAATGATAGTCCTGTTGAGATTGAATTATCTAACTTGAATGCTAGTGATGGGATTAAAGATAAAATTAGAGCAGAATTTAAATTTATTAAAGATCTTTTAGATTTTGATAAAAAAGCTCATGAAATCTATAGGAATTGGTATATTGATGGACGTATCTATTATCATAAAATTATTGATTTGAAAAAACCTCATGAAGGAATTCAGGAGTTGCGTTATATTGATGCAATGAAAATGCGTTTTATGAGGCAAAGTGTTAAGAAGGATAAAGATAAGTATAATGTAACGAAGCAGAATTCTGATAATCCAATGGATTATGAGTTTCCCGAAATTGAAGAGTATTTCATTTATAATCCTAGGCCTTCTTATCCTACAGGTAATATTAATGCTACGGGTGCTAGTCAAGGCATTAAAATGACTAGAGATTCTGTCACTTATTGTACTTCCGGTCTTGTAGATAGAAATAAAGGCAATACACTTTCATATCTTCATAAAGCAATTAAATCACTCAATCAACTTAGGATGATTGAGGATAGTCTTGTTATCTACAGACTATCAAGAGCACCAGAAAGAAGAATTTTCTATATTGATGTTGGTAATCTTCCTAAAGTAAAGGCAGAACAATATCTTCGTGATGTTATGATGCGTTATCGCAATAAGTTGGTATATGATGCTTCTACGGGAGAGATTCGGGATGATAAGAAATACATGGCAATGCTTGAAGACTTCTGGCTCCCAAGACGTGAAGGTGGAAGAGGAACAGAAATCACAACACTTCCAGGTGGACAAAACCTTGGAGAAATCACTGATATTGAGTATTTTAAAAAGAAACTCTTCCGTTCACTTAATGTTCCTGTCTCCAGAATGGATGGAGAAGGTGGATTTAACTTGGGGAGATCTTCTGAGATCCTAAGAGATGAACTTAAATTTAGTAAGTTTGTTGGACGTTTGAGAAAGAGATTCTCAAATATGTTTAATGATATGCTGAAAACTCAGCTACTTCTGAAGAATGTGGTGACTCCAGAAGACTGGGAAGTAATGAGTGAGCATATCCAATATGACTTCTTATATGACAATCACTTCTCTGAATTGAAGGATTCTGAACTTCTTCAGGAGAGATTGAGTAGTGTCGAAGCAGTTCAACCATATATTGGAAGATATTTCTCTCAGGATTGGGTACGTCGTAAAGTTCTTCACCAGACTGATGAGGAAATCCTTGAGCAGGATAAGTTGATTGAAAAAGAGATTAAGGATGGTATTATTCCTGATCCATCTACCATTGATCCAGCTACTGGTCTTCCATTAATGGATATGGAAGCAGGTGGATCAGCAGAACTTGGTCTTCCAGTAGACAATATCAAAGCGCCTATAGAGCCAGATTTAGAGAAACAAGGCAGTAAAACAAAGGCTTTTACACTACCTAAGGGTGGGGAGATATAAATACCTCAGTTACTGTAATATTGATTGATTAAAAATGGATGAACTTATGGATATGATGGCGACTGATGAGTCCCCTTCTCAAATTAGTGATAGAATTAAAGATATGCTTTTTGCAAAATCAGCAGAAAGGGTGGATACTTTTCGTCCTAATGTAGCATCAAGTGTATTTGATGGGGAACAATCGGAAGAAGAAATTGAAAATGAACTAGAAAATGAAGAAGGTGGAGAAGAGTAATTATAAATAACTAAATAAATGATTTATTAACTATAATGGCACATAAAGCGGTAGGGGATGGTATAGTTCTGAGTACTTCCACAGGAAGTGCACAAACTTCTGCACAAGCCCATAAAACAGAAACTTTGAGGGTTGTTACTGTAGGAGCAGATGCTTTTGTGGCAATTGGAGTAAATCCAACGGCAACAAGTGCTAATTACTATGTTCCGAGTGGAGGAACTGCTACTATTAGTATAGGACCACCTCAATCTAATAGAGTTGTGGCAATTTCAACTTCTGGCACTTCTACTATTATTGATTTTCCTGAGGGAACAGGTTCGCCGTTTGGTGTTGGTGATGCGGTTAGTTTAACAGCAACGAATCAATCTTATTGGGATTTTTCTCATAAGACTGTTTCTTCAGTTAATAATACTGCAGATAATACTGGGTATTTTAATACTCGAATTGTAGTAAATAATGATTATGGTGTTGGATATGCACATACTGCTCTAGATGCTACTAATCCAGGTTACAGTTGGGCAGAGTTGAGAGGTTCCTTTAAAGTGGCTGCTTTAACATCTACAGGAAGTGGAACCATTTATGCACAACAAGTACAAGTTACCGGAGACGCTTGATGAAACTCATTAGAGAAGAAATCGAATCAGTTGAATTTCTAGTCGAAAATCGTAACGGCAAGAAGTCCATGTATATTGAGGGAGTCTTCCTTCAAGGAAACATCAAGAACCGTAATGGTCGGATGTATCCCATGGAAACTCTTCGTAAGGAAGTTTCTCGTTATAGTGAGAATCATATTCAATCGGGTAGAGCACTTGGAGAACTGGGTCATCCTGATGGTCCTACAGTTAATCTTGATAGGGTGTCTCATAAAATCATTTCTCTAAAAGAGAATGGACAGAATTTCATTGGTAAAGCTAAAATTCTTGGCACACCAATGGGTAAAATTGCATCTTCATTAATTGAGGAAGGTGTTAAACTTGGTGTTTCT